CGGTGTTTATTTGCCCGTGTTGCGGGGCTGCTTACCGTCAGCGCGGCACGCGCTTTTCCTTTGTCGCTGATCTATCCGGCGTATCCGTCAAAGAGATGATGCAAAGCATGGAGGTCACACCATGAACAATAATGACAGATTCTATCCCGTCGTGCAAACGCCGCTCGGAAAGGTTCCGCTCATCGGCGCGACTATGACCGTTGAGCGCGAACGTGAGCTTTTTGGAAAGAAGGTGCAAACCGATGAGCGCAAATAGCCCGTGTCTCCGAGCGCATGACCTAATCGACAGGCTCGCCGCATATTCCGCGCCATCGACCTACAAGCGCCGTGCTGCGCCGCCAAAAGCCGCCTCGTCAAAGAAGAAGGCCGAACCGCCTAAAAAGGCTGCTATGCCCCCGGCGCGCCGTGAGGAACCACAGCAGGCCACTTGCGAATATAGCGAGAGCTGCTTCACCTGTCCGTTGAAGGATTGCATTCAGTCGGACAAGGCTTGTGAAAAACTGAATTGCCTGTAAGAGGAAAGGGGACTGCACAAAACGGTGCAGTCCTCTCTTTCCTTTTATCCCATCATTTTTGACACATGCACTACGCCATTATTTTTTGAAATTCTCTTTAGCTACATTCTCAGCCGCTCGTTTCCATTTTTCCAAATTCTGCGCTTTAGATGCTTCAAACCAATATGCTTGCGCCTGTGGATGAACGGACTTATTAAACACGAGGTTTCTGTCCGTTTCAATCTTCTTTGAACCATAGCGGCTTTTCCACCCTTCATCTGTTAAAAAACCTGCGGCGTTGATCTTAGGGTCTACCAATACTTTTCCATGATACAGATATCTTGCATAAGGCCCCGGGTATACGACATAGTTTCCCTCGACGTGTGAGCGATTTGTAAGTGATTTTGTCAACGCTGGAACAAATGGGGCAGTATCACTCAACACCTCTTCCGCAACCGTGTGTTCAGCTTTCGTGCAAGCCTTTGAAAAAGCTTTTTTCAGCTCGTCCATTCCGTCCATATGGACTTTGAATTTTAACCCCATTACGGCACAGTCCTCTCTTTCATCATTCCGCCGCCTGCAGCTCCACGAGCTGTTGAATCACTCGTTCCAGGCGTTCAAGCACTTTGTCATAGCCGAAGATAAACATTTGCAGTCTCCTTTCCTGTTAGTACAGCAGCACGGGCTTACCGGCTGCGCGCGTCATGTTGTTGATGTAGGGGACGACCACGCGGGCAAGCGTCTTACCATCCACAACGAGGTTCACGTTGATGGGCTCGCGGCTACCCTGTGCCATCGCCTCCATAACGGCCTGCTTGATGGTCGAAAGCGGCGCTTCGACGTTCGTTCCGCTCTTCTGGTC